AGCATTTCGGTAAAGAATTAGAGACGCAACTAGAATCTGCTAAGTCAGATCTCTCTGAGGAAGTTAACGGAACTGTAAACTACGCAGTCACACAATGGCTAGAAGAAAATCAAGTAGCTGTTGATCGTGGCATCAAAAATGAGATTACTGAAGACTTCATCGCAGGTCTCAAGAATCTCTTTGAAGAGCACTATATCGCTATCCCCGACGACAAAGTTGACGTGGTAGAAGGTATGGCTGAATCTATTCGTGAAATGGAAGAGCGCCTTGACGAACAGGTCAAAGCAAATGTGAAACTACAAAATCGTCTTAATGAGTCTGCCAAACTCAATGTTCTGTCCACTGTGTCAGAAGGACTCGCAGATACTCAAAAAGAAAAACTCGCAGCACTTGCTGAGGGTCTAGAGTTTGTTTCTGAGGAATCATTCGCCAAGAAGGTTACTACCATCAAGGAGTCATATTTCAAAGAAGCATCATCAATCCCTGCAGCAGAAGTTGCAGATGAAACTCCAGTAGAAGGAGAGAATGCAGAGGTAACACCAGCAATGGCACAATACCTCAATGCCCTCAATCGCTGGAAGTGATTATAAATTAACCCAATTTTTCCAATTCGGAGCTAAAAATGTTTAATGCACAAGCTCTGACAGAAAAGTGGGCACCTGTTCTAGGTCATGAAGGCTCTTCAGCCATCACTGACAACTATAGAAAGAGTGTCACCGCTGTTCTGTTAGAAAACCAAGAAAGATTCATGCGCGAAGAGCGCGGAATGCTAAACGAAGCAGGTGGATCAGCAGGTAATTCTGTTGGTGCTATCGGTGGTAACGCACTATCTGGTTCAGGTCTAACCACACAGACAGGTGGTCTTGCAGGTTTCGACCCTGTAATGATCAGCTTGATCCGTCGTGCAATGCCTAACCTCGTTGCCTATGATATCTGTGGCGTTCAACCCATGTCTGGTCCTACCGGACTTATCTTCGCAATGAAGAGTCACTACGAAGGTCGTGACGGCACTGAAGCACTGTTCAACGAACCCGATTCTAACTACGCTGCTGGATACGACGCTACTGCTAACGCATATGCTGCTGGCGATGTAACAGAAGGTTCAAACCCTGGTCTCCTCAATGATTCCCCTGCTGGAACATATGAGCGTGGCGTAACTCCGATGGCACGTGAGGACGCTGAGACACTAGGAGAAAGCGGAAAACTATTCCGCGAGATGTCATTCAGCATTGAGAAAACTTCTGTGACTGCTAAGTCCAGAGCTCTCAAAGCAGAATACACCTTGGAATTGGCACAAGACCTTAAGGCTATTCACGGTCTTGATGCTGAACAGGAACTTGCTAACATTCTGTCTAGCGAGATCCTTGCAGAAATCAACCGCGAAGTCGTTCGTACTGTATACACCATCGCTAAGCCTGGTGCTCAGAACAATGTTGCTAACGCTGGTAAATTTGACCTAGACGTTGACTCCAACGGCAGATGGTCAGTTGAAAAATTCAAGGGACTTATGTTCCAAGTTGAGCGCGATGCCAACGCAATCGCTCAAGAAACTCGTAGAGGGAAAGGCAACTTCATCATCACTTCTGCTGATGTTGCTTCTGCTCTTGCGATGTCTGGTACGCTTGACTATACCTCAGGTCTAACTGGTGCTGGTGGTCCTTCCATCGGTGAAGTTGATGACACCGGTAACCTTCTAGTCGGCACCATGAACGGTCGTATTAAGGTCTATGTTGATCCTTACTCTGCGAACCTTGCTAACACCCACTACTACGTAGTTGGTTATAAGGGTTCCTCTGCATATGACGCAGGACTATTCTACTGCCCATACGTACCCCTCCAGATGGTCCGCTCAATCGGTCCTGACACCTTCCAGCCCAAGATTGGATTTAAGACCCGCTACGGCATGGTCGCTAACCCATTCGTCACCCAGGCTAACGGTACACCTGATGCTGAAGCACTCACCGCTTCACGCAACCAGTACTACCGTCGTGTACAGGTTCAAAACCTCATGTGATATCGTTACGATATCAACACAGGGACCCTGCAGGGTCCCTTTTTTTATGCTTAAATAGAACTAGTAATTCTTTATCGTTATGCCCCGTGGTAGCCTACACAAAACAGATATGCTTGCAAAGGTGTATAGATTAAAAACTGAATTGTATGATAAAGAAACAAATCCTGGCATGACAGGTCAGTGGTATGACGGAGCTCATGATTCGCTAGATAAGATATTAGATATCATAAACGAATATTCGCAATGAAAAAAGAAAATGTAGAAGTACCAGAAAAAAAATCTCTCCCTATTTACGAAGCAGATGAAAGCGACTGGGAGGACTTCTGGTACAACGAAGATAAATAGGTTGTAGCTTAATATAGAGATATGGCAGCTGATTGGTATAGCGAGCAGCCAAGGAATAGAAATTTTTTAACTCCTATTGGTTTCCGTCTTGATCTGGAAATTTTTGATGGGGTAGATTTTTTCTGTCAATCTGCTTCCATACCAGAATTGTCTGCTCCTTTTGCAGAAGTCCCAACGCCATATAGAAATGTTCCAATCGTGGCTAGTGGAGGAACTAACTTTGGCGATTTGGTACTTAGGTTTATTGTTGATGAAGATTTAGTTAACTATAAATCTATTCACGATTGGATTAGAAAATATACTTTGAGTGATGGAAGATCTGATGAAGCAGATTTATATTCGTCTGCAAGATTGTTTATCCTAACTTCACACAACAACTCAAGTCACTACGTAGAGTTTAATAATATATTTCCAATCAATATAACAGGCATTCCATTTGATGCAACCGTTTCTGATATTGATTATTTGAGTGCAGAAGTTATATTTAAATATGAATCATATAATATTATTCCCATTGTACAACCAGATCTTACCAGTACAGTTCCATTATCGGTATCTTTAACTAATGATGCTACAGATATTTTAGATCCTGGTGTACCATTTACATTAACATATAATTCATCCGGTGCTGAAACATTAGTAATAGATAAAGGAGTAGGAAATGTAGTACTGACTGCTAGTTCAGTCAGAATTGATAGCAATTCTATTGATATTGACGACGGCGATTCAGGACCATATGATGCAGAGATATACAAAGTAGACACAGATGATCCCAGTTATGTATCAATAACTTATACTATTACAGCGATAGGATCAGATGGGTCATCAGCAGTAACAGCATCAACAACTATAAGATTTAAAAGATTACAAACAAGTGCAAACAGAGTTTGTATTGCAGTTATTGACGAAAATGACAATAACTCTTTAACAAGCATGGAGAGTAAGTGGGCGCAATTTAAAAGTAATTGGCCAGAAAGAAATTTCTTTTTACTACAACCAGCATCATGTGCAAGTCCTACATCTTTGAATGCTCCTTTAACTTTCATGGAGCAGACAGACCCGTCTTCTATTAACAATCCATGTGCATCAACATTAATTACGACATATGATTCTAACTATGGTTTGTACTTATCTACATCTCAAGGTGGTGTAGAAACACCAGAGTTTAATAATGGAACTGTAGAAACTACTATAGATGATATTAGTAAGTATGGTGTCTTTAGAATGGGTCTCGAACAAGGATGTGGAGACATGTCTGATATTGTTGCCCTTTTCCAAAACGCAACAAACTTATCTAAAGTTTTACTCTATGTAAATAATGGCGGAGTTCTTTGGATTAATGCAGAGTGGATACGTGGTGCGTGTTCAAATCAAGCTAATGTAAATACTATCTTAACGTTGTTAGGTTCAGCAATTCAAATGGACGGTGATCTAGCTACAACTGGAGACATGAACAGATCAAACCATGGTAGTGTTACTGATGCTGCATTCCCCGCTACATTATTTCACAATGCTACTGGTAAATTTACTGGAGGCATCCCCATTTACCAAGTAACTAATGGAGGAACTACTCATGATACTTTTGTATATGAAAAAATTGGTAACGGTGTTCTAGCAGTAAGTGCTGATGTTAATACCTATCAAGATAATACATATACTCTCCGTCCACCAAATGAGTTGTATTCATCTCTGAGACGTTTAGTAGCATGACAAAATTGATATAAATATTTTCATAGCATCTAGAAACTATGTCGTTTACTTGGCCAACCATACCTTTTCAGGGACCCGAAGTTACCGCATTTGCAGTTG